AATGCAAGCACAAATTTGGGGCCTGAAGACTTTCTACTACAGTCTGATTAACAAACAAGGTGCTAAAGCGGCAGAAGAAACACAACAACCATTAGAAGTCATTGACTTCGATGAACAAGAAGATTGCGAAAGTTGTAAATTATAATATGTCAAAAGCTCAATATAACTTAAACACAAAAACAGATTACCTAAATCGTAAGATGTTCTTGGACCCAGCGGGCCCGGTTACTATCCAACGCTTCGAAGAAGTTAGGTATCCTAAGATTGCAGACTTTGAAAAAACAGCACGTGGTTTCTTTTGGGTCCCAGAAGAAATTTCATTAACTAAAGATGCAAATGATTTTAAAGATGCATCAGATGCCGTTAAACATATCTTTACTAGTAATTTGCTTCGCCAGACTGCTCTTGACAGTTTACAAGGTCGTGGTCCGAGTCAAATCTTTACACCAGTGGTAAGTTTACCAGAACTAGAAGCTCTAGTGTATAATTGGACTTTCTTTGAAACAAATATTCATAGTCGTAGCTATAGTCACATTATTCGTAACATTTACAATGTGCCTAAAGAAATTTTTAACACAATTCATGACACTAAAGAAATTGTTGACATGGCAAGTTCAGTGGGCAATTACTACGAAGCACTGCATCAGATTAACTGCCGCAAGGAAGCAGGTGATGAAGTTAATGAAAAAGAACACATTAAAGCAATTTACTTAGCACTACACGCATCGTATGCCTTAGAAGCATTCCGCTTTATGGTATCGTTTGCTACGTCTTTGGCAATGGTAGAAAACAAAATCTTTATGGGCAATGGAAATATTATTAGTTTAATTCTTCAAGATGAGTTGCTACACAAAGGTTGGACTGCTTATATTATTAATCAAGTAGTCAAGGAAGATCCACGCTTTGCTTCGATTAAAACGGAATGTGAAGCAGAAGTGTATGCTCTTTATATGGATGTAATACGTGAAGAAAAGGCTTGGGCAGATTACTTGTTCAAAAAAGGTCCAGTCATTGGATTAAACGCTAATATTCTTAAAGATTTTGTTGATTACACAGCCGTTAATGCACTAAAAGAAATCGGCATTAAGTATACACAGTCTGCACCAAAAACTACACCTATTCCATGGTTTAACAAACACAGCGACACAAGTAAGAAACAAACAGCATTACAAGAATCGGAATCTACAAGTTATGTTATTGGCGTAATGACAGATTCGATCGACTACGATTCACTACCTAATTTATAAAAAGGATAAAAACATGGCTAAAGCAATAGTATGGAGTAAAGACGCCTGTCCATTTTGTGTACAGGCAAAAGCACTATTAGATTCAAAAGGAATCGAATACGAAGAACGTAATATTATGCACGAGTGGACCAAAGAGCAGTTATTAGAGGCTGTACCTGGAGCACGTACTTTACCACAGATTTTCGTCGACGATCAACTAGTCGGCGGATTTAATGAATTAAGAAAACATTTACAAGGATAAACAATATGTTACTCAATAAAGGATATCAAGCGAATGATATCGTGTGTTTCAAGCTAGTTAACGGTGATGAAATCGTTGCTAAAATCGTAGAAGTTACTAGTACAGGTTGGTTAATTAACCGTCCATGTACAGTGATCCCTAGCCAACAAGGATTGGGCTTGATGCAGAGCCTGTTTTCTGCGGAGGTAAATAAGGATATAGAGCTTAAATCTGAACACGTGATGCTACACAGTACAGTAATTAAAGCTCTAGAGGATCACTACTTACAAACTACCACAGGTATTCAACAAGTAAGCAAAGGTCCTATTATCGTTTAAGGATAGCGTATGCCATTAATGGCCAGAATGGGAGATATTGTAGGACCGGGTGGAGTTATTTCAGCCGGAGTACCTTCCATCTTAGTTAACGGTCAACCAGCAGCGTTCCTCGGCGCCCCGGTTACTCCTCATGCTTGTTGTGGTGCACCCGGCTGCGATCCACATTGTGTTGCTCACATAGTAACTGGCGCTCCTACTATTTTAGTTAATGGCATTCCGGCAGTTTATGTAGGTTGTATGGCTAGCTGTGCCGATGCAGTAGTAATGGGAGCCCCTGGAGTAATCATTACAGGTTAATATGGCAACATCTGGTTTAATTACTCCGTTACAGGCAGCCGCTGCAACATACTTATTACAAGGCCTCGGATTCAATGCTAATTCTACCTTTGTGTCAGACGTCGCAACATATTCCAATGGAACTATAACTTCTTTAGGTGGCCAAGCGGCAGTGGCCGCGGCTGGAAGAATTCCCGCGACAGATCTTTTCGGCAATATATCTTATTCAAATCCTGTATTTTATACAGGCCGATTCGGCGATCATGTACAGACTGCTAATGTGCAATCATTGGGTGCAGACACTATACCTGCACTAACACAAACAGTTCCATCTGGTATAAGAGATGCGTATTTCTCAGGTAATGCCGCCGGCAATATTGTATATCAGTTTGATATTGCTTGCAATCGTGCATTGGGATCGGCAACTAGTATCGATTTAGATTATTTTCTAAGTATCTTTGGTCAAGCATACGGTTTCATTATTTTAAATAATAGATTTGTAAACGCAGCAAATAATAGTGACACAATGACTTTCGGTAACTGCGGAGTCACTAACCAACAAGGATTAGTTACCCAAGGGTGGGACAAATATAAACAAGGCTCTGCGTTAACTAAAGCATTTTCTAACATTGGCACAATGACTGATGGAATTAGAACTGGAAGATTTGGTACAGGTAATGCGGTAGCTAAAGTAATTATAGAAAAAGGATTAGGCAAGATAGGAAACTTATCTGCTAAACTAACTTCAGTGCAAGTTAACATATATGATCTGTTGAATACGCGATACGATGCAGCTATCACTGGTGTGTTAACAAACTTCACTAATAGTGATGACTTAAAAACAATTCAAGAATCTATTAAATCTACTATTCCTAATATTAGTAACTTAATGGATTACACTAGCATCAGTAAATGTGCTGGAATTAATAATGATTCTGCCTTTAGTACTTTTGAAGACGTGGGTGCAGATTTATATAAAAAATCAAACAGTCCAACATTTACAACAGGCGCAGATGTTACAGCCTTAATACAAAGTATTGTGGTACCGGAATCTACAATCGAATCATTGAGTGGTGCTAACGGAGTTGTTTTATCTGACAGTATAACTAAAGATCTTAGATCAAGATTAATAACATCGACTACAGGTGGCAATATTCTACTAGATCAACTAGTTGGGACTGTGCGCGGTCAGTATATATCTGATGTGGAAGCGGTAATCGACGGGATTAATCAATTAAGTAATAGTTCTTATAGCTCACAGATTGTTACTGCATTAAACGATGTGATCAATACTGCGGCTGACGCAGAGTTGTTAGGATCTAACGTTGGCGGATTTCCATATACAGGAACTGCGCCATATTACGGTGATGTAGCGGCTGCATCAGATGCTTACGAATCTTTACTAACTACAATCATTAACGATCCTTCAATGACTACGATTGTTAATCAAATTAATTCGAATTATGCAAATATTTGTTTAGGGTCTGGAATCGAATTGGCTAGCTGGACTAAGGCGAATTTCTTTACAACCTCTACATTTCATGATCCAAAAACATATTTGATGTTTGCCCAAAGTTTGCCACAATACGGACAAGATACTCAATCTACAGGAGCCAATGTTTACTTACTTGGAACTGCGACTGATGACTTGTACGGCTCAACTATTCGGTCTACGCTAATAGAAGGCCAAAATTATCTAAACTTGCAAAACGCAGGAATACTACCAAACGGTTACGTTAGCTAACCAAAATATCCCAATATAACTTGAAATTTACCAAAATATCAGCTATAATATACTGTGTTATCTGGTTATAGTAGTAGTTTACTTACCAAATCACGAGTTATATATTATTACGCCTTTGCAAAAAGGTCTCTTAGAGGAGGACGAAGTATGAAAAAGATAATGCAAATTATCGTATCAATAATCGCCCTGACCGTAATGGCACCCGGTCATGCAGAAGAAGTACACACTAAACCTGTATTAGGGTTTATTGCAAATGAAGCACAAGATAGATTAGATGCTGTAGTAATGATGCTCACAGATCCAATCGTTAAATTTAATTTTACAAGCAAGGATCAAGAATGCCTTGCAAAAAATATTTTCTATGAAGCCGCTAGTGAACCTGAGGAAGGTAAAGTGGCTGTGGGATTGGTTACATTAAATCGAGCCCGTGATGAAAGATTCCCACAATCGATTTGTGGTGTAGTGAATCAGCGTACAGTATTAGAACG